GCTGGACTGTCCCGCGTGTCATCTTCATGATCTGCGCGGTGCGGCTGATGCTGTTACCAGCAGATCTAAGTTCCTTGATTTGCACCAGGAGTTGTGTTCGCTCCTCGAGCTTTGTGTTCTTTGACATTGATTCTCCCCTTCAAAGTAAAAGACCAGGCACACCGTTCGGATGATGTGCCTGGTTCCGTCAGCGAGTCGTTGGCAACCGGGAGATGGTTACTCGCTGGCGTCTTCACCGAAGGGGTCTTCGATGTCATCGGTCTTGATCGCTGGCTGTGCGATCTTGGTCAGTTTCTTCTTGGCACTGACCGGAGAAACGGACACGATGGCGTTGGTTTGATAACCACGTGTGTTGAGCTTCGAGTCGACAGTGACCATCCACTCCTTAGCCAAGAGCGAGTCGATGTCCAAGTTATGAAACTCTGCTTGTGTCAAGCGGCGTCCGAGCATGCCATCGAGCAGGATAGTGAGTGCTGCCTTATCGGAACCATAGCCCTGGCGCGTAAACTTTACGAAGCGAAACGCGTTGCTGTTGCTATCGCCATACTCAGTGGTCTCGAATGTGAAGCGGAAGTTTGGAAGCAAAACATTCGGATCATCGTACGATGGTCGGTCGATGCTCTCGACTGTTGCGAGACGGCAGACATATGAGCCTGCGACAGCTGCTTCGAACTGTGATGCGCCATCGTTGAACGTGGCGTTTGAAAAGAAACCCATAACTCTATTTCTCCTTTGGTCATATGACCACTCTGTGACAGTGCTGGCTCAGTTACCAATCCAAAGGTGTTACCACCAGCACTGCCGAGTTGACATTACCAAACATCAAACCATCTGTCAAACATTTCGTCGATGCTGTTCCGTGGCCCAGCGTTAGCGCCCGGGCCGCAGGAACAGTTTCGACTTATACCCCTAAGCCAGCACGCGTCTAAACATGCTGGCAGGGGGGTTTCCAAAGGGGGGATTTTCCTGACCTGTTCCCGTTTTATAATACTTAAGGGCGGAACAGGTCGGGAACAGGTCGCGGGAACAGGTCAAACGCCTATAAAAGACCAGTCGGACGGTAGAGTTTCGCGTTCCTCGGACCCTTGTCAAACGCCACTATTCGACTCGCTTCGAGGTCCGCGAGTGTAGCTGCTACGACTGATTTCCGACCGCCACACAACTCCGCCAGACGTGCCTGTGAGATGCCTGGTGTTTCACTGATGAGCTCAATGAGCTTTGACCGGATCTCTTGTGTGATGACCTCGCTCCTGGCGCCAGCGTCAAGCGTCCTGACCTTCGTGAGACCATCCTCATCGCGGATCTCGAAGGTCACATCGATGGCGTCCTCATCACTGATCAGGCGCCCCTTCGTGACGTACATGCGATACAGGCCGTTCGCTTGCTTCTCAACAGAAAACGCCATGTCAGCAGCTGCGACAATCTCCGCAGCGCCTCGCATACCTTCGTGCTTGACCGTGCTGTCAGTGCCACCCTTGCGATTGTGGTGAGCGATCAGGACAGTGATGCCGACATCCAGCAACTTCTTAAACGAATCGTAGAGTTTCCTCATCTGACTGTTGTCGTTTTCGTCCAGGCCATGCACACGCACCAGAGAGTCAATGAGCACCAGACCAATACCCTGCGACTGGCAATGCTTCACGATTCGTTCGACATCGAGCACATTGTCCAACCTGATGCCGACTCTGTTAAGGTAGCCCATTCCTTCAGCCGAACGCATTCCGAGCTTCCTCAGCCGCTGTAGGACCTTCTGGACACCCATCTCCTCATCGATGTACAACACTTTGGTCTGAGGGATGTCGAACTCGTTCAGCCACTTGTCGCCGAATACAGCTGCACGAATGAGATCGCACATCACCCACGTTTTGCCACTGCCTGGCGGTGATGACAGGTAGTGCAGTCCGCCAGTCGACAACACGTTCGGAATCAGCCAGGACTGCGCTCCGAGTTTCTCCTCCTCGACCTCCATGCGTGTCCAGTCCCAGACCTCCCAGGGAGACATCGTCTCACCGCCCGGCAGATCGTCGGGGACGTTACCCTGTGCCCACTGAACCCAGAAGCGGCCAGTGGTCTCACGGATGAGCTCAGGCTCGAGTGGAGGTTCGCAGTATGTGTCACTCCACCAGATGCTGAAGATGTTCGCCTGGTCAATCGAGAAGCGCTTTGCTCGCAAGAATCCAAGCAGTGTGACCAGCGCATTGTTTCGTCCGTTGAATGGTCCACCCGATGCAGGTTGTGGCTGAAATAGCCGGTCCCAGTGGTGCTCACCATTTGCCACGACGCGAGCATGCGTCGCCATGTCTCCGGCCACCATGGCGCGGAGATCGTCCAAACTTAGTTCTTCCATTTTAGTCCTAGTCCAAGAATGTCTGCGTGTCCAGCGCAGTAGTTACGAGTGTACGACACTCGGTCGCATGTTCTACCATGCCCATACATCGCATCTGCTCGATGCCGATCACCGTGTGATTGAAACAGTACAGCAAATAGTCGCCGTGCTTGTACTTGCCCAGATTCCAATTGCCCCGCTCGCGCTTTGGAAGGTCCCCCGCTTTGGCGGCAATCAAAAGGCGTGACCACTCATCGCCCCATGGATGCGTAGTCTGTGTCTCCTCGACGATTCTGGAGGCCTCTGGCGGATACTTTGCGAGTTCCACCAATCGAGGCAGTTCGCGATTCTTCCAGTTTAGAGTTCCAGGTATTCGTAGGATTCTTGACGGGTTCTTGCACTTGACGTCAGCGGACGCCGAGAGTGTGAGCATCCACCGTTCGAGCAGCTGCACGAACTCGCGCTGTTCGGTTGGCTTAGTCCCAATACCAGCCATTTTGAGTCGACGGTAGCAGTGGAGACCTCGCCCCGAGCGTACCGCGACTGTAACCTTAGCAAGTGTTGCAGTCTGATCCAGACCATCAAGGTCATCAATGTCGCACCAAATAGTAGCAGCAGTATGGACATCATTGTCCCTTCCTCCTTTTCGCCAGCGTGGAAGCACACCGACGTACACATCCTCTCCAGCGTCACTCCACTGGATACACGCTTCGCCGATGCCGGTCCAGTCTTCTTCCGTCCTTGGAAGTTCCCAGAAGCGCATCTGCACTTTTCCCTGACACATCGTTCGGATCTCGATGAAGCCGTCAGAGTACGGTTGAAACAGCCATGACAAAAATGTCACAGCCTGTGAAACACGATTCATTATTTCCCCTTACAATCCTGCATGTCCAAACAGGTCCCAACACATTACCGCACTCACACTGTCCAGCCACTCGAGATCATCGAGATGTATGGTCTCGACTTCAAACGAGGGAATGCCTTGAAGTACCTCCTCCGCGCCGGTTCTAAACCTGGCGAAGATAAGACCGACGATTTGCTGAAGGCTGTCTGGTATCTGATCTGTGAGATGCACAGCATCGAGCTCGCCGATGAGATCAATGAAATACTGTTAGTTGATGCCACTGGCGATGCCTAGATATCGACACGTCGCCTCGACTGCTTCGTCCCAGGAATATGCAACGAACCACAGGTAAGCATCACCAACAGACTCGCGGAATGCGATCTGTCCTGATGTCAGTTTGTTCTTGCCCGCCTTGATTTCAATCCACATCCCGCAGTGCTGCCCCATCTGCACCGGGATGAAGATGTCCCATACGCCAGCCTTGAGTCCTTCGGACTTCATGCGACCACCTGTGGCCTTGCTTCGGTACCCGCCATTCGGCACAGCGAAGATTGTGCCCAGGCGCTGGTCACTCCCCGCCATGACGCGGCACCAGTTGAAAAACGCGATCTGCTGTTCTGATTCTGTCATAGTTCCATCCTCTCGAAAATCTGCGCTAGGACATCAGCCCCAGCAGCCACTCGAAGTTTGTCGATTGCGCGCACTTGTATCTGCCTGATGCGCTCGCGGCTGTAGCCGATCAGGATTCCGACGTCCTCGAGTGAGCGACCATCCGACAGCCCGTCGAATCCAAAGCGAAGGCGAAGACATGCAATCTCGCGATCGGTTAGGACCTCCATGACCGTGCGCAGCTGCGCGTAGAGAATCTCTTTGTCCAGGTGTTCACCGACTGGAGGTTCTCCTGATGGCAGAAAGTCGTATCGGCTTTGGCCGTATGCGTTTGGTTCATCGATACTCGACACCAGCTTGACGTCATGCTGGAGGATTTCCGTCAGCGACTTGACATCCAGTGAGTCGATTTGCTTGTGAAGGTATCGCGGGTAAGTGTGCACGACCTCACGGACGTACGCGAGCAGTTCCGCCGGTGTTGGAGTCTCACCGTGCTTGACGATGTACTCTTGGCGCGAGACTCTGATGTGAGACAACTTCGCGATGGCGTGTGACGGTAGACGGATGTCTCGACCACGACTCTCAATACCGCGACCGATGGCCTGGCGAACCCAGTTGGTCGCATAGGTCGAGAAGCGGTGACCGAGTGAAGGGTCATAGCGCTGGACCGCGTGATGTAGTCCGAGCATGCCATCCGTGAGCATGTCTTCGTGTTCGCATCCACGACCACGAAACTTTTTCGCGATCGCGCTGACCATCCTGACGTTGTGATTGACGAACTCAGCGGTCGCTTTGTCTTTGTCTTTGTCAGTGCCAGCCTGGACCATTCGACCCAAGAAGAACTCCTCCTGTGGCGTCAGGAGTCCGCTCACACTGGTGCGTCTACTGCCTCTGTACTGCGACCAGGTTGTGATGGAGTCAGTCACGAGCTTGCATCGCCTGGTGTGCACGGTGATCTGGTGAGTTTGGTGTGTTCCAGTCGGATGCCATTGCGCATGCTGTCCACACAGCCAGGACAACCACGACGAAACTGCCGACCATCTGGATGCGGCGCTGGGTCCGGAGGCGTCGCTCGCGCTTGAGCTCACGCTGTGAGCAGATGTCACAGATGCGATGTCCACGACCATAAGGCACCGCGTTCGTGCGATGGCATTCGATGCATGTAAGTTTGATGTTTCTTGTGTCCATTGTCCTAGTCCTATTCTGTCTATTGCGGGAGAGTCTGACCTGCACGTTTGCAGTGCAGCCAGTGTGATACTTCGATCTCAGTGCGACCAACCACGTCAGCGATGCGCTTGATGGTTGAGATGCGTACCGCGTGAGCTCCTGAGAGCATCCGGCACACTGCACTCTTATTGATGCCGAGTCGCTCAGCGATCTCGACCTGTGTGAATCCATACATGCCATCGTTATACACACAGTTGACACATTATGTCAACCTATGCTAGGATGTTGATGTGGCGGACACCACACCGAAGGAAAAAGACAATGGAACAAACACTTACAGAGAACGACATCATCGTCGACACCGCGCCAGTCGGTACATGGACAACAGCAGCTGCATGGGCCGAATCACTTATCAGGTTCAATGCGTTCGCGGAGACATGCTGGTCGGTCGAATCGAAGACAGACACTACTGCAATCATCATCGTCGAAGGCGATGCATACACGTATGCAATTACCGAAGAGGACCGGACGATGAAGACGTCAGCAATTGGAACAGTGAAGTGGTTTGTCGAGCAGGGTTTGACGATTCAACTCAGCAGCCCTTCCGGACTGCATGACATCGATCTCGATGAGGCCATCGATGCCATCGAAGAATGCGAAGACGACGACATCCGTGTCGAGAATGACGTGGTCATCTTTGGCATGGGCGACGTTTGCATCAAAGCCAGAAACTAAGGGGGACAGGATGGACGAACGAATAGAAATGAAGTGGAAGTGCGGACACACTGAAACTCACACGTTTGGATACACGACCAACGACATGAAGGCGAAGATGCGCCTCATGGCGTCGACGCTTCAAATCTGCGCCGCGTGTGAGTCGAAGCGTTCAATCGAACGCGCATGGTCATTGACACAGAGACTACTCGAGCCGAATCCGATTGTGATGAGCGGTTCGGAGAAACAGATCGAGTGGGCACGTTCAATTCGCACCACGAAGTACGAATCTCTCGCACATGTCCTTGACTGTCTGCGTCAAGCGTATGAGACACGCCAGGACGAATGGCCAGCCATCGCACGGGCAATCAGCCCAGTGGTCAATGATGTCAGCATCTGGCGGTCCTACAGCCAGTCAGGCGCCATCATCGATAGACGCAACATCAACTGGACGACAGCGTTTAGGAACGCGCTCAGTCGGGCAGGATTACACATAGGGGGTTTGAAATGACAATGTCGGAGACAATAGGCGCTATCGCACCAGCGCTGGTCAAGGCACAGGCCGAGATCAAGCCAATCGTAAAGGATTCCACGAATCCTGCGTTTCGCTCAAAGTACACTTCACTCGATGCCATCATGGAGGTAGTGAGGCCAGTGATGGCGAAACATGGTCTGTTCGTCGTGCAGTCGGTGCTGGACACCATCGACGGTGAGCATTCGACCAGCATCACTGTCGAGAGTCGTGTCATCCACAGCTCAGGTGAATGGATTGCTGGTGTCGTGCAGGTCCCTGTTATGCAACAGACATCGCACGGATTCGGGTCAGCGCTCTCGTATGGTCGACGTTACAGCCTCAGTGCGCTCCTGTCGCTCGCATCCGATGAGGATGACGATGGCAATGGAGCGATAAGCCAGGCACAACAGGCACGGACACAGATCAAGCCAGGACCGCCACAGCAGACCACGCTGCGTAAGCTCGCACCACAGCCGAAGCCGATACCTGGCTATCACAACGGGTCGCACTTCGTAATCGGTGAAGAGGACCCGAACGCATGACGTCTGAATGCTTCTATTGCGGAGTGATGTACTGTCACTCCGCGAAGGTAACTGGCGATCACATGCCAATACCTGAACGAAACGGCGGCACGGACATTGTTCCGTGCTGTGCCGGTTGTCATGACATGAAGGACAGGATTCCATTATACGAATGGCATCATTTGGCATGGAACGAAATCAAAGCTTCGTGGCCCTTGTACGGA